GTCACGCGAAACAGAATCTCCCCGCCATCGCGCTTAACACCGTACGCGTTACTCAAGATCTTCTTCGACAATTCAAAACTGTTCGCATCAGTCTGAGCATGAGCTTCTAGAGTTTTACCTTCAGTCACCACATCTCGTGCGTCCACAGTGTTCTCCACATGTTTTATCTTGGCTTTCGTCTTGGCGTCTCCTGAATTGCCGAGTTCCACGTGTTTCGTCTTCACTTTTGTGTTTCGGTCACCAGAATTTCCAAGCTCAACTGTTTTTATCTTTTTCTTTGTTTTCAAGTCTCCGGAGTTTGTCAACTCGGCTTCACATCCTTCTCGTGGTGTCGAATCGCCTGCTGCCATGTAATAGAGCATCACTCCCATAAGTGGCAAGAAGCCCAACACTGTTGCATACATGGGGTTTTCTTTGATCCACTTTACAGCTTTGGATGACCATTCGCCCACAGTTTCCTTGATTTCACTGAAGTGAAGGCGGCGCAGCATCATATCCCTCCATGTTTCGTCTTTAGATTCTTTCACATAGTACCAAGTCAAGCACGTGTGGAACTGTGAAGACGATGGATCGATGCCCACTTCTTTCAATGCTTCGATGAAACTCAACGCGTTGTTTTGCATATCATCATGATCGAGCATGTTTAACAAAGTGTTGTCATCGCCAACTTCAAGAGCGTGCTCTATCAAATTCCACCCATCTTCTCCGTAAGTCTCAGTGATAAGCAAGCCCAGAATATCGGTCTGGTTGGCCAAATGCTTATGAGAGCTATACTGTAGGGTGTTTAAAATCTCTCTTTCATCGCCATTCAGGGCTTGCGTTTCGAGGGCCTGAGCGTAGTCGTCAAATGCCCTCAGTCTTTCCATCGAGCTATCTAGCTGTTTTCGTAGGATGTCCTGAGCTTTCGTTTTAAATTCCTCGTACGTCCATGGAACATGTTCGTTGCCAACTTTCTTGTGTTGACTAAGATCAATGTGCCCTGTCGCATCCTTTATCCAAAATCTGTACGGATCAGGTGACGACTTTCCGTAAACCTTTTTCACTTTGTCTGAGTCGAGAAACACATTTCTATTCCTTATTATCTGGAATTCAGGTGCAATCGTTACCTCTGCATCCAGGTGAAATCGTCGCCTCACGGCATCTGCACTCACAAGACTCTCTACTCCAACTCGCGTTTGATTGGTAGTGTATAGCACTGCCTTCGACGTGAAGAAAGTTTTTGCCTTGTCAACCAAGGATGCCATATGCAAAGGGAAACAGTTGGTATTTCCCATTTTGATGACTTCTATTAGTTCGGGATTAGGCAGTGCCTGTGAAT